GCAGCTTCACCAGCTGCGCGGCGTCGATGTTTAGCTCTTCGAGGGCGCCCTTGGCTTCACCTGTACCGATGGCAGCCTCAGCCACCCGGCGGGTCATGCGCTGAAGGGCCATGTTCATGGTCTCAGTGCTGACGCCAGTGAGGTTTGCCGCGTGCTGGAGGCCCGCCAGGGTTTCGGTGGTGGTGCCAATTTTGTCCGCGACTTTGGCCAAGTTGTCGATGCTGTTCATGCGCATCCGCGTGAACGCAGCGGCAGCACCGACTGCGGCGGTTGCAGAGGCGGCGCCGAACTTAGCGAACGTGATGGCCAGCCCGCCGACCACTTGGCGCGTCTTTTTGGCCGCCGCTTGGATGCTCTTGAAGGCGCCGGCGGTCTTGTCTTTCGCCAGGATTGTCAGGACGGTCTTTTGGTCAGCCATTCTTTTCCCGCCTCATCTCAAACCAAGCCGCCCAGCCAAGAAACTCCCTGTAGTCCATCTGGCGAATCTCCCCGACCGTTTTATGCAAATGCTCAGCCAGGGCAAACTGCATTTGCAGGTCGGGGTCGCCCCTTAGTTTCCCGCCACGTCCTCCGCGCTGGCATCGTCGGCATTGATCTCGCCCACGATTCGCGCCAGCACGTCGGGGTCTACCGACCGGAGCAGCTCGGTCTTTTCGATCTTGCGAAAGACCGGCCGCCCCTCCCCGTCAATCAGGCGGTGCACCAATGTCATCACCATGGCCTCGGCGCTCTTGCCGGCGTTTGCGAGCTCCATGATCTCCCCGAGGTTGTGGAGGCTGATGCCCGGTCGAATGTAGACCGTAGCCTCCCACTCGGGGATCTGGAGCTCACGCGGCTCTGCCGATAGCTTGGCCTTGTAATGGCTCTTTGCCCTCTCCAGCAAAGTGCTCATCAGGCCACCGTGGACTCAGACAGTGCGCCGGTGCCTTGCAGGCTCACCGATGCTTCGACCAGCCCGTCGAAGGATGCCGTGCGGCTCACCTCGGTCACGATAGCGGTGCCCGTGTAGTAGGTGTCCGTGGAGGCGTCGCCTTCGGGGTAGACGGCAAAAGTCACCTCGGCGCCAATGGTCAGTGCACCTTGGCCGTTGGTGTCCGTCTCATCCCAGAACACGTCAAGGCTGCCCGTGAACGTGGTGAGGCTCGACTTGTAGGTGCGCGCCGTGTCGCCCATGGACGTGTCCTCAAGCGTGTCAGCGCTCTCGGCAATGGTCCAAGTCCGAACTTCGGCCACGGTGTTTGCGCCGACTTTGACGACGCCTTCGCTGCCCTTGTGAGTTGCCATGCTTAATCCTCCAATGCCACTGGGGCGTCATCGTCAGCCGGAACAAGCTCCGGCACTTCAACAGGCTCGACCACCACGGCCCAGCCCTTCGACTCCATCAATTCTACCTTATCTGGGCGAACGCGGATAATAGTTGCCGCGCCATCGCTCATCTCAATCAGCGTCATGCTCCCACCTCCACGTCATTCTCAAGGGTCACATAGTCGACCTCGACGGTCAGGGTGGCGCGAGCCACTGGCTGGTCGCCATCGCCACTGAAGTCGCTGTCGAAGGCGGTGATGCGCGTGTCCTTCGCGTTCCCGCCACGGGTGCGGTCAGTGTAGAGCGCCTCCTCGATCTCAACGCAGGCGGCGTCGAGGATGTCGTCATAGGCGGTATTTGCTTTGACGTAGACGTCGACGCTCACGGTAAGCACGCGCACCTGCGTCCGAGGCGGCGTGATCGTCGCGTAGTCGGTCGCCTCGGAGCTCGTGTATATAGCAAGACCGGGCAAGCGATCCTCGGCGATGGGGTAGACGCGGGTCTGGTAGACGTTGGCGCCCGTCGTCGCCAGCCCCGTCAGCGTCGTCTCGATGTCATCGCGGATCAGCTTGCGAACGTGAGCCATCAGGGCGCCTCAAGCATGAGCTCAGTGATGCCGGTGCCGTCGGGCATCACCACTCGGATCGTGTAGGTCACGCCACCAATGGCAAGGGTGGCGCCTTCCGTGGCACCACTTAAATCTGCGGTGCGTGCCGTGACTCGGGGCTGCGTGACAGCAAATGTTGAACCACCCCCAACGTCAACGGCCTCATAGGCGTTGTCGAAGATGACGGTGAGAGCAGTCGACGCCCCTCCTCCAGCAGGAGTGAAAGTCGCAGCCACTCCAAAGTCAGCGAGGAGGATGAGTCGGTCATCGGCTGTCTCGACGGCCATGGTTTAGTCCTGAGCCTTGCGCGCACGGGTGCGCCGGCGCGGCTTGGTTTCTTCACTGAGGCCCACTGCGCGATCTGCGACGGGCGCCTCTTCGGCGTGCGGCGCCACGCGCCCCATCGCCATCAATTCTCTGGCTTCGGCATCATCGAGCTCGACCAGTGCGCCCATCTTGCGGACCCGGCCAGCTGCTACGGTGTTGCGGAGCACTTTGTATTTCATAAAACCCCCAGAGGATCAGGCCCCCCGAAGGGGGCCTTTCACCTTAGTGCTTAGGCTTAGCTGCCGCCGTCGTTCCCGAGGCAGAAGCTCACAGCGTTGCGC